TTTTATTAGTAGCTATAAAAGAAGTTGCTTTTACATTACCAGTGACGTCTAATGTTTCTGTCGGGTTTGTATTTTTTATTCCTACGTTTGCACCAGAAGACCCTAAAACTATTTTGCTATTATCATTCCAAACATCTATGGCTCTATTTACTGTTGAACCACCTTTAGAAAACCAAGAACTAACCTCAATGCTTAGTCCAAATGCAAATCCATTTATACCACTTTCTGCATAGATTGAATTATTTTGTAAAAATGAAGTACTCCAAGAAGACTTTAATCTTAAAGCTCCAGTTAAAGTGCCACCTGTTAATGGTAATTTACTAGGGTCTATTCTAATATCAGATAGTCTTGAGTCACTATCTAATACTGCTCCACCTGTTCCTGTCGGTATTCTATCAATATTAAATACGCCTGAACTAATATCAGTCGCTCTAGTATCTTTACCTACAAATAAGTTAGTAAACCAAATAGTTTCACTTGCATTCCCTTGAAAATTCATTAACCATCCCATCCTTATAGAAGCAGTGCCTGGAGAAAATTTATTAGTTACGTTTGTACCTGAATAATCTACCCCATCCATGTAACCTGTATAAGTAACCCAATTTGTTGTGAGCGTATTATTACTTAATACATTGTACTTATAACTATTACCTGAATTACCATTACTTAATTTTGAACCTACTGGATACGCTGGACCTGCCCAGGGAGTTCTAAGAGTAATTACATTTCCTGAAATTGATCCAGGATCCCATTGATTGGGATAATATAATCTAGAATACGTTTCTACTGGATAAGTATAACCTAGACTATTAGTGTACTCCCAAAAGATTAATGACCTTAAATGAGGACTTACGTTAGCGGTTCCTGTATTATTATAATTAGCACCATTAGAAGCTAAAGTAACTGTAGTATCACCTGGATTTAATGCGACTGCCAAAGTAGTAGCCGTATTAGCTTTATACATGTGATGAATAGCGCTGATTATTATACCATCTACGTCGTAAGCCATGGTCATCATGTAATACCTACCTACACCATTTAATGATTTAGCATCAACAGACATTCTATATCTATTAGAAGCATTAATAGCCATAAATTCATCAGTAGATATAACTTCAGTAGAAGCTGACGTATGTCTAAATGATCCAGGCGAAGAATTAGCTTCAACTCCATCAAAAGTGAAAGAGCTAAAATTGTAATTCGTACCTAATAGACCTGAGTAATTAGTTATAAGATTTTCACCTCTAGAAGCTATATACTTGCTATTTACTAATTGACCGCCATCCCAGTTTAGTTTACCTGCTACATTTTCTAACAATAAACCGTCACCAAGAGCTACGTTACCTTCATTAATATATATACTACCAGTTCTTAAGTTACCGTCGATACTCTGACTTGTCTCCCCGGTTTTCTTAACTACATTACTATCCGCTGCATAAAAAGCTGGCAATTGACCACCTAATAATCCAGCATCCAAATCAGAACCAACCCCATCATTACCTGCATGCCATATTACATTTTCATTAATACTGAAAACACCGTTGCTATAAATATCTATGTTGGTAAATCTTCTAAGCTCCTTACCTATAAATAATCGTCCACCCAAGTCAGTAACAGGTCTTATATATGATTCCACTCTACTCATTTCAATGCCTAAAAAACTAACTGAAGTGTAATCATTGTCAATACCGCCACGCATAGTGGATGCAATCAATGTTCCATTAACTGTTTGAGTTGTCTGTCCAGTTTTTTGCACTGAATTATCAGCCAATACGCCTTGAGTACTTGAAGCTACTCCTGTTAAATTAGAACCATCTCCTATGATATTATTTACAGTTAAATCACCTGAAATTGTTTGAGATAGTGCACCTATTTTAACTACTTTATTATCTAATGCTGATTGTAATCCTGCAATATTTGCAATTCCTAATGATTCTAATTCTGTCTTATTTTGTTTTATAAAATCTACAATCTCTTGAAGTTCATCTAATGTCAAATCATCACTATTTAATAGATTTTGTATTGCTAATATTTTACTATTTAATACTTGTCCTTGTAATGCTGATAATGGTTTATCTACTATAGATGATGTTAATGTATTTATTACATCTAATGGTTGTAAAGCACTATTAGATAATGCTGAATTTTCATTTATTGCAGATACTAAATTTGTAGCAACAGTGTTTAAACCAGAAACATTACCTATTGGTGATCCTGAAATAAATGTTCTCAGTGTTTTAAATTCTGTAGCTATTCTTGCTATTACACTTTGTATATTTGTTGCTAAACTCATTATGTCAAATTACTTTCAAAAAATAATGTTAAGTCTAAACCGTCTTGTATTTGTTCAGAATTAACATTGTGTGGATTATTAAAGTTGTTTATGTGTTGATTAAGAAGTAATTCTAAATCTGCTGTTAGTTGTCCTTCAAATAAATAAGATAAATTACTCCAAGAGTTAATACCATTACCTATTTTTATTTTTTTATTAGTTATATCATATGCTATTTCACCATCTAATAAAACAGGGTTTCTAGCATTCCATGTAGTAATATCATCTCTTCTTATTTGTATTTTATATTCTTTACTATAATCATATTTGTTATTAAGCATCTCCTAAGTCTATTATATTAGGATCATTTAATGAAAATAAATCTATTGCACTAATATTACTATAGTTACCACAAGCTTTACATGAATTACTACAATATTTATCAAGTGCTTTAAGATTATTTATAGCATCTTCTAAAAATCCTAATTCAAGTGAATATTCTGTTGCTATTAATAACGAATGTGAATTAGTTATTGCAACTTTAGTTTTTTCTAAACAGTCATTACACTGTATGTTTTCAATTATTTTTTCAAGGATGCACTCCTTGTACCTTGTTAAATTAAAGGTATATGCAGAAACAATTTGTGTTGGATCTTCTACTTCAATAAAATAAATACCATCAAAAACAGATTCTCCTATATCTGTTAATGATATAGTAATGTTTTCTGTGGCTACTCCAGTTAGCTTTGCTGTTAAATCAATAGCTTTACTAAAATCTTTATAGGTATTATCATTCCATAATCTAAGAAGTGTAGCTGCTGCTGCATTTTCTATTGTTAGTAATAAGTTACCATTATCTATATTAAATTGTGTAATCTGCATATGTACTTAATTAAAGAGGGGATTACTCCCCTCTATAAGTTAAAAAATTATTGATATTATGCTAAGTCCGCTATGGTCTTACCTGTTACAACCTCAAGGTCATTAATCAACGCATTAACTGCTGTAAAAACAGTTCCTGCTCCTGCACCATCTTGATCTTCATTAGCTACTGCTATTTGAAGCACTCTATACTGTCTTTCAACATTTGTATATTTACGTGCTTGATAATAAGCAATATTAATCATATGATAAGTTTTACCTGGTTGTGCAAAATAAGGTGTATCAAAGTTATTAGGATATCCCATCATGCGATATCTATCTCCTTCTTCACCAGATCTACACCATTCAAGGTTAGCAACTTGGTTACCTGATCCAGTTCCTACATTACCAGCTTGTGTTACAACAATGCTTAGATCGTCATAACGAGTTGCTGATACAGTGTTATCACCACCGTTATCACGAACTGCTAATTGTAAGTCAAACTCTACTGGTCTACCATCTTTTTTACCTAATACAAAATCTCTAGTACCTGCTTCAACAGATAAAATACCTGCTCCAGTTGTTATAGTAAAGCTTGAATTAGCTTCTCTAGATAAAGATTTATCTAGGCTACTTTTTAAACCTGCTAATACATCTGCGAATGTCAATGCTGATGCATCTTCAGGTGTTACATAAAAACCATTGATAAATCTAAAATTTTCAGGTGATAATGTACCACCATCATTCATAAGACGAATCATTACTTCATAAGTAACATTTCCTCTAACTGTTCCTGTAAAACCAGAAGCTGTAAGGATTCTATTTACAGGCGCTTCATATGCAACCGCTGTGATATGCTCAATAGTATCTGGGTCAATCATTTCACTAAACTTAAATCCACCAGGGATATTGTTAGCTTTTTGAAAAACTTTAAAAGGTCCAGCAACTAATGTAGTTGAATCTTTTGATACTAATTGTAGAGATTTATCTCCAGCATCACTAAAGTTGCTGAAATCAGGATCGCCATTGTATGTTTCACCAATAAGAAGGTGACCTACTTGATTTACTCCTATTACACTCATTTTAATTTAATTTTAAATTATTATTCTTTTCTTTTATATAAATCTACAAAATTTCCAAGTGAATCGTATTTATAAGATAATTTAGATAATTCTACAGCCAGTCTGACAATTTCAGAATGAATTTCTTTATTTAATTCTGACGTCTGTTCTAATGATTGACCATCAATACTTAAACCTGATGGTAAATTAGAAATTATAATTGGTTTTGGATACCTTATTTGATACTCAAAGATTGAAAATTTAGATATTAATTCAACAATGTTCGTACCAGGTTCACTTGAATTGTAATCTAATCTCCAAACTTTTTTATCATTTGGTCTTTTAAATGGATTCTTTATTTGAGTATTATACTCATCATGTGTTTTTGGTATTACTCCTACAGTCTTATAAACTATATTTTTTTGAATTTTACCAATAGAACATGGATCTATTATTTTAGCTGATTCTTGTTTTATTAAAAATACATTGTTTGGTATTTGAAATATTACAGAATTATCAGAAAGTTTATAATTTTGATTAGATAAAGAATTAGTTGTTCTAAAATTAGTTATTAACTCTTTTAAATCAACTCTTCTTTTATCAGAACCTTCAAAACCTTCTAATTTAATATTACTTTTTGGATCATTATAATTTTTAATTAACTCTTCTTGAGCTAATGTTAATAATAAAGATAATTCATAATCATCAAAACCTGGACTAGCCATTGAATTAATATTATTATATAGTAAATTAAAAGATTCTTTAAATTCTAATGTAGTCATTATTATTATTTACTTTTTTTTACTTTTTTTGTTTTTGCTTCAATAATATCTACTATTTCTTGATTTAAAGGATTAGAAAGATATCTAACTGCATTTTCAAATGTTGCAATTTCTCCTTCTACGCAAAGATCTAAACCATCTGCTGTAGAATATCTACGATTTTTTCTAACTATTACTTCAGCATCTTCTGCATTAGATATTAGTAATTTAATTTCATAATTTACATCTCTGAGAAGTGATACAAATTGTTCAGGTTTATTTTCTATGATAGATTCTACTTGTCCTTGTAACCAAAGAATATCTGCTGTTTTAGATATTGCTTTATTTTCTACAAGTTTAACAATACTACGTAATGTTTCTTGTGAATCTTCAATTTTTGAATATAATTTAAATGCTTCTTTTTTAGTTGAAAACTGATTTCTTTTAACTTTACCTTCTTCTCCTTGTTCTATAATTACAAAATTATAATTAAGATCGTTATTAGCATTTTCTAATCCTACTACTATATGTTTAGTATTACTTAAAAGAATTTTATAATCAATATAATCAACTGGATTAGTTAAATCTAAGTAGTTATCTCCTTTTCTTAAAGATACAGTTCTGGTTGCCCAAAAGTCAATATTTTTGTATACAGATAATTCAATACCCATTGTTTTTTCAAGGTATTCTTTTTCATCGCTTGTAAGTACATTTTTAATTGTTTTTTGTCTTGTTAACGGTGTACAATACTTACGTGTTGATCCATTTAACATTCCACCTGATATAACGTGTTTATCATCAACGTTACTTGCCATTCCTGTTTTTCTTCGTATATAACGAACAATTACTTTTTTTTCTGGCAATTTAAAATTTAATTCTTCACTCATGTCTTCTTCTTCTTTATTTTGTTTTTGTAATTAATCAGAAAACTACAGGATTTATCACCCTGTAGTCTGATCAAAATATATATTATCCTAAAATATTAGGTAATAAACTTGCTGTTCTTGATGGGTCTAAAACCAAAGAACCTATTGTACACATTGCAGTAATAGTAGCAGAATCTTCCATTCTACTCATAGTACCACCTCTACGACCCGTAAACGGATCACGTATACCTGCTTGATAACCACGAAGCTCATCTTCTCCTTTAACCATACATTTCTGAATGTTAGGTTCTTGTGTAGATCCTATATAGAAAATGTCATATCTATAAGATTCAGCTACACCACCATTAGGGTGAAGAATTTTGTTACGGATTTTATCGTCATAAAAAGGATCTACGTCAATAGTTACTGTAACACCGTTTGGAGCTTTCCATTCAGTAAACTGAAATCCACCAGATAGTGAATTGTCATGAAGTTTAGAAGTTGTAGACTTAAGAACATTAACGTTAGTATTGTCAAATCCAATGGAAGTCCATCCCATTGCTTCTTTAGTTACTGCTTCATGGAACTGAATAGCTCCACGTTCACCTGTTTTAATTACAAATTTACGTTCACCAAAATCAAGTTTACCTTCAGATAATTCAGATAACATATCAGTAAGTAAACGAAGACTAAACAAATTATAAAAACTTGTGTTAGATACTTCCATTTGCTCACGAATACCTGAACCAGCTTTAATAGTAATACTAGATTTACCAGTGTTTAGATAACGTCCGTTTTCATCACGGTTTGTTTTTCCGAAGAATTGTGTACGTGATTTAATTTTAGCAATTGCTTGCTCAAATTGCCAATACACTTCTTGCATCCAAGTTTTAGATTCATGAATTTTACCAGTTTTACTATCCCGTGTTGGAATAGTAGCTGATACACCCATTGTACCTGTCAACTTTGTATCAATCATTTTACCAGAAACCTTGTGTTCCATACGAATGTATGAAAAAGAGTTTCTCATTGTATAAGGAGTATTGAATTGAATACCAGCACCTTTAATAGATAACTCATCTTCAATCGGAGCTCCTTCAATGCTCCATCTAGTTTGCGGTACAAGTTCAGTACCTGGAATACCAGATAAAGAGCTTTCATCACCAAATACTTCTGCATCATACACAAAACGATTCGTTCCATCAGGACGAGCATCACTTGTTAATATTACACGATAAGTATCTGGATTTTCACCAGCAATTTGCATTACATCTGTAAAGTAAGGCTCAGAGAATACTAATTGGAAAGGCAGTCTACCTGCACCAACACCAATGGTGCTTGCATCTACAATAATTCCTTCAAAAATAGCCTCTACAAGAGGAATATTTCTTTCAGAACTACCTGCTAATTTCCAAATGAAGTCATCATCTGTGTCAAAATACTTTACTGGGAACATGCTCAACATGGAGTCAATGTTTTTCATCCCTGACTGTTGCAAAAGTTGTGTAGTGATCTTAGTTGCCATTTGAGGAGCCTGATGCCAAATAGCACCAAGGTGATTCCTTGTTGTAAGACCAGTAAACGATTTTGCGTGAGTCATTACGAATTTTCCTACGCTCATAATTTAATCTTTTTTTCTTTAATTATTATTTATTTATATTAATCAACAACAATTTCATCACCTTTCAAGTCTATAAAATAGCTATCTGGATCTTGTAAATATGCTGGTGAACCTGGGTCATTTATTTTAGTAGTGGAATTAAAAG